GTCTCGTGGGCTCGGAGATGTGTATAAGAGACAGTAGCACGATCTTGCTAAATCTTAATTATAGTTCTATAACGTCTTATTTTGGCTTGTGAGAGCAGAGTTACCCAAGCGGGTAAACTTATAAGCATAAGTTGTTGCTGTTCTTAGAAACGAGAATATAGGCTTTAAACAATATAATCACATTTAAAAGAAAGGACAATATGCAGGCACAAAACGGTGGCAGACCCACAATTTTACCTAAGATGTACGAAGAACCGCTATTTAGCCAAATCATTGATAAAATTGAATCAGGCTGCAATGACAGAGAAATCTACACCAGTTTGCATTGTTCGGCTAAAACTTTTAGAAAGTGGCGAGATGACAATATAAAGGCGTATGACGAAGCTAAAAGCATTGCTAGGGGAAATCTATTAGAACTAGCTGAAAGTGCCTTAGCGAGCAAACTGACAGTCAGAACGCTAAAAGAAACAGAAACAATCTATGACGCTGACGGAAACGTTGAAAAAGTAAAGGTTAAAGAAAAAGAGCTGGATAAAGATAGCTTGGTAGCAATGATGGTTGCTAAGGCTGGTAACCCTGAACTTTATAACCCTACTGAATGGCGGAGATTACAACAAGAAGAATCAAGCGCTCATGACCTTAAAGCTAAAATCGAAGAACTTGATGACTATAAACTAAGTAAGTACGAAACGCCAAAAATTGAAGTTCCGAAAGGGTTTGAATAAATGTATTATTTAAATAAAATGTTGGAATACAACAAAGAAAACGGCATTATTATTAATAAATACATTCGTAAGACTATTCAGAAGCAAATACGCATTCACAACAAGTATATTTATCGCTATGACCGTGTTACACAGGCTATTGAATGGATACAAGACAACTTCTATTTGACTACTGGTAACCTGATGAAAATCGAGCTACTACCGCCACAAAAATGGTGGTATGAGTTAATGTTAGGCTATGATATGATTGATGAAAAAGGAATTCAGGTCAACCTAGTTAATGAAATTTTTCTTAATCTAGGCCGTGGTTCAGGTAAGTCTAGTTTAATGGCTACGCGCGTGCTTAACTGGATGATTTTAGGCGGACAATATGGCGGAGAGAGCTTAGTTATTGCATACGATAATGCACAGGCTAGACACGTATTTGACCAAGTTAGGAATCAAACGGAAGCAAGTGATACATTAAGAGTGTACAATGAAAACAAGATTTTCAAGAGTACAAAACAAGGGCTAGAGTTTACTTCCTTTAAAACCACTTTCAAAAAGCAAACAAATGACACTTTGAGGGCGCAAGGTGGTAACAGTTCACTTAATATATTTGATGAAGTTCATACCTATGGCGAAGATATAACAGAATCAGTCAATAAAGGTTCACGTCAAAAACAAGATAACTGGCAAAGTATTTACATCACTTCTGGCGGACTTAAACGAGACGGTTTATATGATAAACTTGTTGAACGCTTCAAATCAGAAGAAGAATTTTACAATGATAGGTCGTTCGGCTTGCTTTACATGCTAGAAAATCATGAGCAGGTCAAAGATAAGAAGAATTGGACTATGGCATTACCTCTTATTGGTCATGTTCCTAAGTGGTCAGGAGTTATTGAGGAGTACGAACTTGCGCAAGGCGATCCAGCGTTACAGAATAAGTTCTTAGCGTTTAATATGGGCTTGCCTATGCAGGATACAGCTTACTACTTCACTCCACAAGATACTAAACTAACAGACTTTAATTTATCTGTATTTAATAAAAATAGAACTTATGTTGGAATTGACCTATCCTTAATTGGCGATTTAACGGCCGTATCGTTCGTTTGTGAGCTAGAGGGTAAAACTTACAGCCACACACTTACATTCTCTGTACGGTCGCAATATGAGCAACTAGACACAGAACAACAAGAGCTATGGACTGAATTCGTTGACAGAGGGGAACTAATTTTACTTGATACGGAATATATCAATGTAAATGACTTAATACCGTATATTAACGACTTTAGAACCAAGACAGGGTGCAGACTTAGAAAAATAGGTTATGACCCAGCTCGCTATGAAATTTTAAAAGGGCTGATTGAGCGTTATTTCTTTGACAAAGACGGAGACAACCAAAGAGCAATTCGACAAGGTTTCTCAATGAATGACTATATCAAGCTATTAAAATCCAAGTTAGTGGAAAATAAACTTATCCATAATCAAAAAGTCATGCAGTGGGCTTTAAATAATACTGCTGTTAAAATCGGACAAAATGGGGACTATATGTATACTAAAAAACTTGAAAAAGATAAAATTGACCCTACTGTTGCTTTGACAATGGCTTTAGAAATGGCGGTGTCAGATGAAGTATAACGTTGACACAGTTCGAGAAAGTGGTTGGTATAATAAAAAAGAATGGTTGGCAGTCCGTGATTATGTAAGACAACGTGACAAAATGACTTGCGTAAGATGTGGTGCATTCGGTGCTAAAAAATACGAAGTAGACCATATTATAGAACTAACTTGGGAAAATCTTGATGATTGGGAAATAGCGCTGAACCCTGATAACCTACAACTCCTTTGTAAGTCTTGCCATAACAAGAAAACAGGCGAGTATAAACGTGGGAAAGGTGTGAGTTTATGGTAGAAAGGGGAAAAATTGAACTTATTCGGAAAAGTGGTATCATTTTCACGTGGAAAGCTAAACAATGATACTCAAAGAGTTACAGCGTGGCAAAATGAAGCAGTAGAATATACAAGTGCATTTGTGACTAACATTCACAATAAAATCGCTAATGAAATAACAAAAATAGAATTTAATCATGTTAAATATAAAAAGTCTGATGTTGGTTCTGATACTTTGATTAGTAAGGCAGGTTCTGATTTAGATGAGGTCCTCAATTGGAGCTCTAAGGGCGAACATAATAGCATGGAGTTTTGGCAGAAAGTAATTAAAAAGTTACTATGCACGCGCTATGTTGACCTGTACCCTATATTTGACAGTGAAACGGGCGATCTATTAGACTTACTATTTTCTAACGATGAAAAAGAATATAAACCTGAAGAATTAGTAAGGCTTGTCAGTCCTTTTTATATCAATGAAGACACAAGTATTTTAGATAATGCTCTGGCTAGCATTCAAACTAAGCTGGAACAAGGTAAATTGCGTGGCTTGTTGAAAATTAATGCCTTTCTTGATATTGATAATACACAGGAGTATCGAGAAAAAGCTCTAGCAACAATAAAGAACATGCAAGAGGGTTCGAGTTACAACGGTTTGACACCAGTTGATAACAAGACGGAAATTGTAGAACTTAAAAAAGATTATTCTGTTTTAAACAAAGATGAAATTGACCTTATTAAATCGGAACTTTTGACAGGTTACTTTATGAATGAAAATATTTTGCTTGGTACTGCTACGCAAGAACAACAAATTTATTTTTACAACTCTACTATCATTCCTTTACTGATTCAACTTGAAAAGGAACTGACTTATAAACTGATTTCAACAAACCGCAGACGAGTAGTTAAGGATAATTTATATTATGAACGCATAATCGTAGATAACCAGCTATTCAAGTTTGCAACTTTGAAAGAATTAATTGACTTGTATCACGAAAATATCAACGCTCCTATTTTTACACAGAATCAACTTCTTGTTAAAATGGGCGAGCAACCAATCGAGGGTGGAGATATTTACATAGCTAACCTTAATGCAGTTGCTGTTAAAAACCTAAGTGATTTACAAGGCAGTAGAAAGGACGTAACAAGCACAGATGAAACTAATAACCAATAGTGCTGAAATTAAAGTAACTGAAAACGAGGACGGTTCTAAGTCGTTCCAAGGCATTGGGTCAGAAGTTGGTGTAGAGAATCGTAACGGTATTATCTTGACCCCTAACTGTATTGAGTTTGCTAGAGAACGATATCCATTGCTATATGAACATGGTGCTGGATCTAGCGAAGTCATCGGGGACGCAAAAGTTTACTATGATTTGGCTTCTAATAAATACCTGACTGACTTTACGCTTTATGACAATGCACCAAACATTAACAAGGCTGTTGAAAATGGAGCGTTTGATTCACTATCAATTGCCTATTACATCACAGATTATACTTTTGATGATAATGACGCTCTAGTTGTAAATAAAGCACAGTTTAAAGAGATTTCTCTTGTTTCAGTACCAGCTGACCCTAACGCTAAATTTATTCAAAATGCTTTAGGCGAAGAACTCACAGAAGAACGCAACAAAATTATTGAAAGCCGAAATGCTTTGAAAGAAATTGAGGATATTAAAAAGAAATATGAATAAACCAGATTTAATTGAAAAACAAAACCGCTTGGCAGAACTTAAAGAAAATAACGTATCTTTAAAATCTCAAATTAGTGGCTTTGAAGTAAAAAATGCAATTGAAGACTTGCCAAAAGTACAAGAATTAGAAAAAACACTTTCAGAAAATTCGATTGAAATTATCAAAATCGAGAACGAACTTAACGCACAGGAAGAAAAACCAAAAGGAAAAGCTAAAATGACAAACTTTATTGAATCACAAAACGCTGTAACAGAATTTTTTGATGTATTGAAAAAGAACTCTGGAAAGTCAGAAATTAAAAACGCTTGGAATGCAAAACTTGCTGAAAATGGTGTAACTATCACAGACAAAACTTTTGAGCTTCCGCGCAAATTGGTTGAGTCAATCAACACAACTTTGTTAAATGCTAACCCAGTATTCCAAGTCTTCCGTGTTACAAATGTTGGCGCTTTGCTTGTATCACGCTCATTTGATTCAGCTGATGAAGCACAAGTTCACAAAGACGGACAACAAAAAACAGAGCAGGCAGCTACACTCACTATTGACACTCTTGAACCTGTAATGGTTTATAAATTGCAATCACTTGCCGAACGTGTTAAACGACTTCAAATGTCATATTCTGACCTTTACAACTTGATTGTAGCTGAACTTACACAAGCTATTGTAAACAAAATTGTTGACCTTGCTCTTGTTGAGGGAGACGGAACAAACGGTTTTAAATCAATCGACAAAGAAGCAGACGTCAAAAAAATCAAAAAGATTACTACAAAAGCTAAATCAGCTGGCAAAACTCCATTTGCTGACGCTATTGAAGAAGCGGTTGACTTTGTTCGCCCTACTGCTGGACGTCGTTATTTGATTGTTAAAGCGGAAGACCGTAAAGCCTTGTTAGATGAGTTACGCCAAGCGACCGCTAACGCTCATGTTCGTATTAAAAATGACGATACTGAAATTGCTTCTGAAGTTGGAGTAGATGAAATCATTGTCTACACAGGTTCAAAAGCACTCAAACCTACTGTATTGGTAGACCAAAAATATCACATTGATATGCAAGATCTTACAAAAGTTGACGCATTTGAATGGAAAACTAACAGCAACATGATTTTGGTAGAAACATTAACAAGCGGTCATGTTGAAACTTATAACGCTGGTGCAGTAATTACAGTAGCATAAGAATAAAACGGAGGAAGTAAATGATAGATTATATTAAGGTCTATTGTGGTATTCCGATTTTAGTAACAGCTTATGATAGTAAACTTATCTTATTCCGTTCGATAGCTATTAAATTGCTAGAAAAAAATGGTATTAAAGCTGACGAAACAAGTGTATTAGTTAAAGACTTTATTTCTTGTTATTGTCGGCTTAATATTGTTGATGAACCAGCAGAACAATGGCGAAATGCTGAAATGAAACGCCTGGCTTCTTTGCAGGAGTTAATGTATTATGGAGGTATTTGATGATATTTTCACAAGTTACATTGCAAGTCGAAACGACTGTTAAGAAGAAGAACGGTGCAGAAGCTAATGTTATAAAGCCTATCGTTTTACCAGCAGTTAAACAGAGAATTAGTCAGTCAAGACTTGATGAGTTTTCTATGATTGGACTTGGTAAAAATGTAAGGTATGAGCTTAACGGAATCGGAGAAATGGAAGACTTGATTTTCAACTATTTCTTAGACGAAAAAGGCGAAACTTTCAAGCGGACAACATGGGAAAGAAACCCTAAAAATAACAAGATGATTTTAGAAGGAGTCGTGAGCAACGGGATATGAATGAATTCGATTCTTATATAGATTGGTACAACAATTTACTCACAATGCCTTTAAATGACGTTATTTTAGGCGTTAAGGACACGATAGAAGACAAGACGGTATATTTATCACTTAGTGACTCAAAGGTGCTTAAAATGGATAATACGAGCTTTGTCATGGGTTACTATTATCAAGTTGTTTTGTCTGTTAAAGATGTTGACGATGAACTTGTAGGACTAGTCGGAGATGTTTTGCAAAATGGTTGGAATATGACGAACTGGTCAGAGAATAGCCATTTGTACAATTATACTGGTACTGTTTATTTGCCTTGTGGTGCAGGTGGTCAACCATGGCAATGAATTTACTTAATACAGCAAGCATAGCTAAAGAAATGCAAACTAAAGTAACAGAACGCATGGGCGATTGGTTTGAAGCAGAGTTTAAAGCTAAGGCAAATGCTGCAGCCCGAAGGACTAGACTAATCAGAAGCCACGGTCACACCTATACTTATGCTAGATATCAAAATACTGGTCAATTGGCAGGAAACTTAAAGCAAGTTAAAAAAGGCGATAAAGTAGTAGTAAACGCAGGGACTAGAGCTAATTACACTAGCGGTTATCATGGCATGTATTTCTTGGTTGAAAAAAAAGGTGTACAAGACGTTAAAACAACATTGAAAAAAGGCGCTAATTATGCTAATTCAATGAAATTATAAAAGTAGAAAGTGGCTTAATTACATTTGATTGAAATTAACAATAATGGTATTTTTAAATGAGTTTAGATAATTTTAGAAAAAGAACGATTGTATGGGATACGGTCAATAAAGACTTCCCACAACCAATTCAAGTAATGCAAGGCGACGTCAACGCTAGAACATTGTCAGTTAAAGTAATTGATAATGGAGGCGAAATGGATTTGACTGGTCATTCATTAAAACTTACATATCAATATACTAATAGCAGTAATTCGGGCTTTGTTATGATTCCTCCTGAAAACTTAACTAAAGGAGAGTTTCTTTTGGTAATTCCTACCGAAATGACAAAACCTGGAGTTATTGAAGCGAACTTGATTCTTCTCAATGAAGATAAAGAACAAGTTATTGTCAGTAAGAATTTAACATTTATATCAGATAATTCTACGGTCACAGCCCTAGCTCAAGAAGTAAATAATAAGATTGATGATTTTACGAAATTATTATTGGAAAATATGCCACAAGTAATGCGTAGCGAGTTGAATGACTTACATGCTCAAACTGAATCAAACAAGAGCAATATTGAGCTTAAAGCAAATTTAGCTGATATGACTAGCTTACAAAGTGCAATGACAGAGCTTAAAAACGAAGTAGAAGCATTTGGTATTAGTCCTAAAAATTTAGTTACTATAAAATCGCTATTAGACGCAATTGCAAGCAATGCAAGTGAATCGGAAGTTACTGAACTAATAAATTCAGTAAAGGCTTTAACAAGTAATATTTCTCTTATGAGTAACGGAGATTACTCTCCTAAGGCTAATCAAACAGATTTAGAAAGTTTACAGCATACTGTTAATGACCATTCGGCAACCATTTCAGCAAAAGCCAATCAAACAGACTTGGACAACTTACAAGCTACTGTTAATAAACAAGGCATAGCAATTTCAACAAAAGCTGAACAATCAGATTTATCAATCACAAATAAAAATGTCGCAACTGCTCAAGAAACAGCAAATAAAGCTGAAAGTGAAGCCAAAAATGCAATGGCAAAGGCTACCGAAGCACAAGCGAACAGTTTACCGCTTAATGGCAATGCGGTCAGTGCAAGCAAACTGGCAAAAGCTAGAAAACTCGTAGTAAATCTTCAATCTTCAGTACCGAAAGAATTTGACGGTTCTTCTGATGTAATTGATATTGGAGTTACGGGTGTACTTCAAATTCCAAATGGAGGCACTTCAACAGATGACGGAGTTATAAACACAACTGCCTATGCCAAAAGCGCAGACGGTACGGAAGATTTCACAACTGTTTACCCTAATTTGAATTTGTTGAAAAACACGATAGCTTTAACAGCAACTTCAAATACAGCATGGTGGAATACTTTATTTAGTTCCAGCCAAATATATGATTCTACAATTAAAACTAAAACTGGAGTTTCAGCAATGAACTGGAGTTTCGTTGCCTATGTGCCATTGAATGCTGAAGTTGGACATGAAATCCCTATCCAGCTTAAAGGTCAAAGTTCTCAGGCTTACGGAAATATTGGAACTGATGATTACAACACAATTATTAGTCAGGCTAATTATATTATTAAACAAAGTGATTTAGGTAAAACGATTCGTATAAGCGCTCCAATACAAATAGGCTCTAAATATAAAACTTTTGATACTGCTCTAGCTGATACTGATAGCATTACTGTTAGACAATCATCAGGCATATCAGGATTTGTGTATTCTAAATTGAAACTTGAAATAGGTTCAACCGCCACTCCTTGGATGCCCTCAGCTAGCGAAGTCACAATAGATGATTATCCAAAGTATGTAGGGTTCAGTAATAGCATTAAACCAAATAAGAAAAGTTCTGATTACACTTGGCTACCAATGTGGTTAGTATCAATTGATAGGGCTACTGGCCGACTTAAGCCTGCGGTTATAGGCATTGACTATGCTCAAGCTCACCCAGTTGGCTCGGTAGTCACAAATAACTCAAATTCATCATCAGGGTATTCTACAGGTACATGGGAAAATATCGGTTCAGCAGTGATTGGTTCAGCGACAATATATTATTGGAAACGAACTGCATAAAAATATAAAAAAAGAAAAGAGAAAAAATGAAATTAGATTATAATTCACGTGAGATTTTCTTTGGTAATGAAGCTCTAATTGTAGCTGATATGGCTAAGGGAAGTAACGGAAAACCAGAGTTCACTAACCATAAAATTGTAACTGGTTTAGTATCGGTTAGTTCAATGGAAGACCAAGCGGAAACTAATAGCTATCCAGCTGATGACGTACCAGACCATGGAGTTAAAAAAGGTGCTACCTTGCTTCAAGGCGAAATGGTATTTATTCAAACAGACCAAGCGCTTAAAGAAGATATTTTAGGTCAACAAAGAACAGCGAATGGTTTGGGTTGGTCTCCTACTGGTAATTGGAAAACGAAATGCGTTCAGTACCTAATCAAAGGTCGTAAGCGTGATAAAGTTACAGGAGAATTTATTGACGGTTATCGTGTGGTCGTTTATCCAAATTTGAGACCAACAGCAGAAGCTACAAAAGAATCAGAAACAGATTCAGTTGACGGTGTAGACCCTATCCAATGGACTTTGGCAGTACAAGCGACTGAATCTGATATTTATTTAAATGGAGATAAAAAAGTTCCTGCTATTGAATATGAAATTTGGGGAGACCAAGCAAAAGACTTCGCAAATAAAATGGAAGCAGGCTTATTCATCATGCAACCTGACACGGAATTGGCTGGTGCAATTACACTTGTAGCTCCTGTTATTCCTGATGTAACTACTGCTACAAAGGGTCATAATGACGGAACAATCGTAGTGCCTGACACTTTGAAAGATTCTAAGGGTGGAACTGTAAAAGTAACATCAGTGATTAAGGACGCACATGGAAAAGTAGCAACAAACGGACAACTTGCTCCAGGTGTCTATATCGTAACGTCCTCCGCTGACGGTTATGAAGATGTTACCGCAGGAGTTTCAGTAACTGACCATTCATAAGACTACAAATTAAATAAGTAAAGGAATATATAAATGGCAAAACAATTAAGTACAGCACGTAAATTTAAAATGATTACAGGGAAAGACCTTTTCCAGCAACAAAAAGCAATGGATACAGAACTTAAAAAAGAAGACGGAGAAATTACTGATGTAATGGAGTTCGTTCAATATGGTCTATACTTGGCTCTTTTTCAAGATAACATCGTAAAAGCTAAAAGTGACTTCTCTGACTTCCGTTCTAGCTTTGAGTTCGATACTGATGGTAAAGGGCTTAAAGAACTGGTCGAACTGTGGCAGAAAGAAATTTAATGAGCTAAAAGGACTGTAAATGATTTTAAAACATGCTATTAAATATTTAGAACTAACTGGTTCGGACTTTATTACAGATTTGAAAGACTTTGCAGACCTACAAAAGTCTTTTGTCGCTGGTTATATTCCTGATGACTTTACAGAGCAAATGGAGAGCTTTACAGACAAGTTATTGATACTTTGGGTAGATTGTAACGGAGGACTGCAAAACGCCTTAGACGATAAAACAGAGCTCCCTACGACTAACGAGTTAATTAATATCTTCTGTAAGACTGTTTTTATTAAAGAAAAAGAGGAAACGGAAGACGATACAGTCTTCTTTTCTTCTAGTTCATTGATTAAGAAAAAGAAAGATACTGTAAGGGAAAATAAAACTTTAGAACTTTTGACTGTTTTAGGCAATAATGAAATTGATATAACGCAGTTCATGGAAATGGAACTAGAACTAGTTTATAAAATAATTGAACTTATTGCAGAGAAGAAGAAAGAGGAAAAAGAAAAAGAGAAAAGGCGTAAAAGAAAGGGTATGTAATGGCAAGTAATGCAAAGTTTGAGGTCGAGATATACGGCAATGTCACGAAGTTCGAGAACTCACTTAAAGGCGTTAATACTGCAATGTCAGGGCTTAGAGGAGAAGCTAAAAACTTACGTGAAGCTCTAAAACTTGACCCCACAAATACCGATAAAATGGCGCAATTGCAGAAGAATTTACAAACGCAGTTGGGCTTATCACGTGACAAAGCAACAAAATTAAAAGAAGAACTTTCTACGGTTGACAAAGGGACGTCAGCAGGTCAAAAGAAATGGCTACAACTTACTAGAGATTTAGGCACAGCAGAAACACAAGCTAATAGGCTAGAGGGCGAAATAAAGCAAGTCGAGGGTGCTATTAGTTCAGGCTCTTGGAACATTGACGCTAAAATGGATACTAAGGGCGTTAATAGCGGAATTGACGGCATGAAGTCACGCTTTAGCGGTCTTAGAGAGATTGCTGTTGGTGCATTCAGGCAAATCGGTGCAAGTGCTATTAGTGCTGTTGGTAATGGTTTAAGAGGCTGGGTATCTGACGCAATGGATACTCAAAAAGCCATGATTTCATTGCAAAATACAATGAAGTTCAAGGGAAATGGACAAGACTTTGACTATGTAAGCAAATCTATGCAGAATCTTGCTAAAGATACAAATGCAAATACCGAAGATACTTTAAAACTTTCAACAACGTTCATTGGTTTAGGCGATACTGCTAAGTCAGCAGTTGGTAAAACAGAAGCATTAGTAAAAGCTAACCAAGCATTTGGTGGTACTGGCGAAAACCTTAAAGGTGTGGTTCAGGCTTACGGTCAAATGTCGGCAGCTGGTAAAGTCACAGCTGAAAACATCAATCAGCTAACAGACAATAATACAGCTCTTGGATCAGCACTTAAATCGACTGTTATGGAAATGAACCCAGCTTTGCAACAGTACGGCTCATTTGCTTCCGCTAGTGAAGAAGGTGCAATATCTGTTGAAATGCTGGATAAGGCTATGCAAAAACTCGGTGGTGCTGGTGGTGGTGCTGTAACGACTATTGGGGATGCTTGGGATAGCTTCAATGAAACTTTATCGCTTGCTTTGTTACCTACTTTGGACGCTTTAACTCCTATTATTAGTGCTTTGATTGATAAAATGGCAGGTTGGGGCGAAAGTGCTGGTAAAACCATAACAAAGGTAATCAAATACTTTCAAGACTTATTTCAAAAAATGCAAGAAAACGGAACTACTTTAGCGTTTTTAGAGGCTTGGGATAACATAAAAAGCGCATTTGATTCCATAGTTTCTATTATAGGGAACGTCATAAATTCATTTCTTGGAATAAATACAGAAACAGCAAAAAATTCAACAAGTATAGATAACGTAGCAAAGAGCATAGCTGCATTTGCTGGTAAATTTTCAGAAGTTACGAAAAAAATAGCTGATTTTTTGAAAAAAATTAGTGAAAGTAAAAACGCAATGGATACTTTAAAAGTATCTTTAGCTGCTTTGGCTGGCGCTTTCGTCGCTATGAAAGTCATTAATGGAATCATTAAGGCTTACGAGATATATAATAAGATTGTTAAAATTGGTACAATTATACAAGGCGCTTTCAATGCTGTTATGGCTATCAACCCATTCGTGGCTCTTGGTATAGCTATCGCTGCCATTGTTGCTGGCTTGGTTTATTTCTTCACTCAAACTGAAACAGGTAAAAAGGCTTGGGCTAGTTTCGTGGGCTTCTTGAAGGGTGCATGGGACGGTATAGTTTCATTCTTTAGCGGTATTGGTCAATGGTTTGCTAATATATGGAATGGAGTAATTAACGGAGCAAAAGGAATCTGGCAAGGTTTAGTTGATTGGTTCCACGGAATTGTACAAGGTATCCAAACCATTTGGGACGGGATAAAAACATTCTTTACTAACTTATGGACAACTGTTATTAGTGGCATTCAATCTGTATGGGGCAGAGTAACTGGCTTCTTTGGTGGAATATTTAACGCTGTTAGTTCGGTAGTTTCTACGGTATTTAGTGCCATTGGCGGCTTTGCTGGGAAAGCCTGGGAATTTATTAAGTCAATATGGAATACTGTTATAAGTTTCTACGCTGGCATATTTAATGGTGTTAGAAATGTTGTAGCAAATGTCTTTAGCGCAATAGGTAGCTTTGCTGGGAATGCTTGGAATGCAATAAAAGGAGTATTTAGTGGAGTCGGTAGCTTCTTTAGTAATATATTTGACGGTGCTAAAAATGCAGTTAGCAGAGTATTCGACGCTTTTGGAAATATTGCTTCTAATGCTTACAACTCAATAAAAAATGTATTTAATGGTATTGGCGGCTTCTTTAGTGATATATTTGGAGGAGTAAAAAATACGATAGATAACGTTCTAGGCGGTGTAGAAAATACAATTAAAAATATCAAAGGTTCAATTGATTGGGTTTCAAAAAAAGTTGGCGGACTGTTCAAAGGTTCAATGGTAGTAGGCTTAACAGATGTTAATTTATCTTCTAGCGGTTACGGTTTGAGTACGAACAGCGTATCAAGTGATAATAGAACATATAACACATTTAACGTACAAGGTGGTGCTGGTCAAGATGTTTCTAGCTTAGCACGAGCAATCAGACGAGAATTTGACCTAGGGAGGGCTTAATGGTAAGACAGTACAAAATACATACCAACTTAGACGGAACAGATGATAAAGTTTGGGACGTTACAAATGGAAAAGTTAGATTTTACCAGCCCTCTAATTTAGGGTTACAATCAACTAATAATATTTGGCAAAGTGATGGTGTCGGAGTAATGGGGACACGCTCAATCATTCAACCACAAATAGAGTTTAAATTAGAAACGTTTGGCGAAAGTTTAGAAGAAAATTATCGGTTAATGAAAGACTTCGTGAATGATATTCTTAGCAAAAAATTCGTTACACTTGAATATCAAACAGAGATTTTTCAAGTGTACGCTGATTTAGCTTTAGCAGAAGTTACTAAAACAGAGGGTTACGGCAAAAATGGAACTTTCAGCGAAAAGATAACTTTTGATATAATTACAAAGTGGTACACTTACGAAAATCTAACTTTTGACATGATTAAAAATGGTAAAGTTATCGCTGGTAAGTCTAAAATTTATGGTGGAACAGCACCAGGAAACTATAAATATGTCAAAGGAACTTCTTACACTTATTATGGAGAAAGCAATATAGACCGTTTAAGTCGCTGGGACATAAAAGATGAAATATTTAGTTTTATGGGGATATTATATCCGCAACTTCCTAAAACACCTGCTGGAGTTAGATTTTTAGACGATATTGGAAATGAATATACTGCAATTGTATTTAAGACGGAACAGGTACAGAATTATATTTTAATCAATACAGATGTAAATGATGAAATTTATCAAGGCTGGAACGGAACGACTTCATTAAATTTGTTCCCTGTAATGGACTTCGAACGATACAGAACACGTATAATCAAACACGGTCAAATGGAGTTAATCAACTTAAGTAAGGCAGAATTTAAAATCAAGAGAAAGGCGGACTTCGTTTAATGTTAGAAGCTAACGTTTATGATAACTTTAACCCTAACTACTACAATATATCTGATTTTAACCTTCCTAATGGCACAAAAGAAAAAAGAGGTCTACCAATACCCAAAGCGAGATGTCAAGTTATTAACTATGAACTATGGGAAACAGGCTACCTCTACACTTCATCAGTTACATTGACCGTTTCGGTAGAAGTTGGCGATATTGTTCAAATTCTTTTTCCTGAGGTTGTCCCAATTGAGGAAGCTATCGGTCAAAAGAAAAAACTAAACTTAGATATGGTTTATCTTGTGACAAGTGTAGATGAAAGTAATAAAGCTACATTAAAGAACTATTTTTGGGCAATGATTGAAAGCCTTGATGTTCCGAATGCAATAACTAAAACGACAAATTTTGCTGTCATTGATTATTTAATTGACCCTCATAAAAATAATTTAATGAGTTATGGCTATTTCTTCAATTCAAATATCTTTGCTGGAAAGGCTACAATTAATCGTAAAGCGGAAACTTCATCAGCTACTGACGTAGCAAAAAGGATATTTTCCAAGGTTCAATTTCAACCAACTACAACAATTCAACATGCTCCATCTGAAACAGACCCTAGAAACTTGTTATTCATTAACTTTGCTTCTAGGAACTGGAATAGAAAAAGAATCACGACAAGGTTAGACATTAAACAAAGCGTAGCAATGGACACGGAAACAATAGTAGAACGTTCAGCTTATAATTTTGCTGTTGTGTTCGTTAAAAATAAAGCAACAGATGACTACACAGACCCTCCTAAAATGTACACAGCAAAAAATAATGGAGATATCATAGATTATAGCACTTATGGCGGAGACGGAACAGATTTGCCAGATGTAAGAACAGCTAAAACATTGTTTTATGATAGAGATGACCACGGAAATCCTCCAGACATATCTACTATTAAAGCAGAAATTTCTCCCTCTACAATCGTAACAAGATTAATCTTTAACCAAAATGAACTTTTGCCTTTATATGTTAATGACTTAGTTGATGTTTGGTATGAGGGTAAACTATATTCAGGTTACATAGCAGATAGAGTTAAAACAGAGTTCAATGATAGACTTATTTTTGTAGAAAGTGGAGACAAACCGAATGTTATATGAGTATGTAGCCACTTATGGCGACAAATATAGAATAGATAGCTTTAAAGGGCATAGAGAGCTTCGTAAAGACCACTTAGAACTATTGTCAGGTAAAGTATACTATAATAGCGAAAACACGCTTAGAATTGAAACTACACTCTTGTATGAAGTTGGTCAATTTGTATCAATTGGTGGTTATCCGTATGGCGGTAGAAAATTTAGATTATTAGAGCTTTCAATTACTGATAACCCAGTTTTAGATAAAGCGAAGATAATTTCAAGAAAGGTAAAAAATGACAATTAAAAACTTTACATTCTTTAGTCCAAATGGTACAGAGTTTCCAGTAGGTTCAAATAATGACGCTAAACTCTACATGATGTTATCAGGAATGGACTACACAACGTTCAGGCGTACCGACTGGAGTTCTCCTGTTAATATAGCCTTAAACGTTCAATATGTTAACACTTCTTTCATTGTGGCTGGTCGTTACTTTGAATTGATTAATGAGACCGTGGCCCTTAATGCTGACTCATTAAACTATATTCACATTAATATTGATTTGACGAAAACGGCAGAACCAGTTAGCTTATCTTGCGAAACAGCAGATAACAGTAATACAATTGACTTGAACAATGATTCTGGGGTTTATAAACGTGTCGTAGACATCATTACAACTAATGGTCTAGGAGTGACGAACCGTGTAACACCTACTCAAAAAACAACTGTAGGAGATTTAACTTCTAACAGTCTTAGAACAGGCGATTTAGAATTTACTGGAAACTTAAAAACTCCAGCAAAAAGAATTCTTGCTTCTGGTGCTTCGTTGTTACTTGACGGAGACGTTGTCAATGTTTCTAAAAATATATCAGACTGTGCTAATGGTTGGATTCTTCACTTCACAGAGTTTAAATCACGTATGAACGGAAATACAAAAAACTCACTTAATCAGTGGTTCTTTATTCCTAAAGAATCAGTACAGTTAGCTGATGTAGGACATTCTTTCGCTCTTGCTAATTCTACTGGCGGTGTTGTAACTAAATTTGCATATTTGCAAGGTAATCGAATCACAGGTCATGGGGTAAACAATAACACATCTTCAAAACAATTCGCACTACAGCACGTATTGGAATATTGATAAATATAATTTAGAAAGCAAACAAAAATGGTAACTAGAATGATTTTAATAACTATCTTAATTTTGGCGATTTTATTCGCTACGTGGGTCAAAGATAGAGAAGCGATGAACCCGCCTTTAAAACGTAGACTTGTGATTGATTTGACGGTAGTCTTCGCGCTATGGGTTTTATATGCAGTCTTTTACTTTACACAAACACCCTCAACTTCTGATATCGCTAAAACAGTGATTGACGTAGGCTTGTTGTACTTCGTAGGACAATTTATTTACTTAATCGCAAAAATTAGCCCTATGTTTGACGGTTTGGTTAAACTTATGAAAAAGAATGGTTTAAGTGTTCCTGAAGCGGAAGAAGAACAAACGGAGGATAAAAAAGAATGAATATAACTAACGCTGGTGTACGTGGGCATAATCCTACTGGGGTTGTAATTCACAATGACGCTGGTTCAAATGGTGCTAACGCTGGCTTCTATAATAACTGGCTACCTACTCATAACCCTGAAAATGGCTTTGCTCATGTTTATATCGCTTCGGACGGAAGATTGCAGGCTTCGGACTTCTCTAACATGGCATGGCATTGTGCTAACTCATACGGTAATGCAAATTATGCCAGTTGGGAAGTATGCCAATCAGAAGGCGATTTAAATCAGTTCTTGAGGAATGAACAAGCGGTACTAGATGACGTAGCTAAGTATATGAAACAATGGGGACTAACTCCTAATCGTGATACTGTGAAGCTACATCAGGAGTTATCATCTACTTCATGTCCTAGACGTTCCGTAGAGGTACATGGTGGCACGGTGGAAAGTTGTCGCTCATACTTTATCGCAGAATTAAATAAGCGCCTTACAGGGCAAACTAGCACAATAGTAAACAATACACAAACAAATACAGAATTAGAGGACGATGATTTAATGAAATTTACATATACAAATGGCGATAAAACAACTTACTACTTTAATGGCGAAAAAGTTATCGCTCTATCACACCCAGATCAATTGGCAATTGTTCGTAGAACTTATAAAGAAACAACTGGCAAAGACCTTAAAAACTTCGATTGGAAAGGTTCACCTATTGATATTCGTTTCATGCAAGCTAACGGAATTGACAAACCAATCATTGCTAAAAAATAATACGAAAAAGGCCCTCACTTAATTGTGGGGCTTTCTTTGTTCGGTATCATTTCATCTTTTTCACTAACATGTTGACTTCATCTATTATTAGATCGTTAAGTTTCCTCATCGTGTTCTCTTGCGATTCTGTCAGCTTCAACTCGTTGTTCTTCAAGTGCTTTCTCCTTAGCTTGCCTCATATGCTCATATTTTGCTTTCTCTTGCGTTTTAAACTCTTGTTCATATAATTGCGCCACAATATCATTAAAGCTCTTATCTGCCCTTTTATGAGCGAATTAAATCAACGATATACTTCTTATTGTATCATCTGTTAATATAAAAATAATTACTCTCCTTTTTATGCTTCAGTTGCTTACCTGATTAATGGCTTCAATAATATTATTGCCAGTATTTATTAGAATTTCATCACTTACAGTTACATCCTTTCTTGAAAATAATTCGCTCTCAATCTTCATAAAGTGCATTGCTTTAGCTAAAAATTGAGCAGATGATTCATAATATAATGTTTCTAGTTCATCATCTGAAAGCTGTGTTAAATCATCGTTAGCAAAAGTTGTTAGTTTTCGCTTAATCTCTTTGCCATTGTCATCTTCTTCTACGTAGTAACGCTTCATCTATTCATTCCTCTAATTTCAAGTTTTTTAATAATATACCGTTTAGAACCAAGCTCAAAGCTGACTAGATAATTATTAAAAGGGTCTTTCTTGTTCAAGTCATTCGCAATTTTTCTAGCTGTTGACCGTGGATATTTTGAACTATTAATCTGACTTGTATACTTGTGTAAGATTATCTCATTGCCTCCCTTTGCATTTTACGCTTCAATCGTTGCTTGTACAGGTATTCTTTACTTGGCTTTAAGCTATATAACAACTCATCTAGTAAGTCCATAGCCTCTCCATCTGCTCCTGAAGTATTCATCTTTTTAAGTATAAGCTCGTGCATTTCATCATCATTAAAAAACATAGTAAGATAAGGGAATGCTACGGTATTAGGTAGGCTCAAGCGTGATTTAGTTACTCTTAGGTTAGGGTATTTACCTGTTTCATCTTTAACTTTTAACTCAAGCTGTGCCATTCCTATACCTTGTTCTTTCAGAACACTAGTGATTCTTTCATATAATTCTTCATTTGTCATTTTATTTATCTACTTTCTTAACCATTAGTTGCTCATACATTGAACTTGTTCCGTCCATTACAATTGTTTGAATATCTCCCACACGTTCAAAACCTTTATTTTCTAAAGCACTAATTTGTTTACCTAAACCTTTCAAACTAAAAGCTACAGCTCTCTTATATTTATCTTTAGGCTTCTTGTTAAATAATTTAATCATCTTAATTCTCCTTAATTTTTTATATATACTATTATATTAAAC